CTCTTACTTATGCGGTATTAGATGAGGTGGCAGATATTAAGCCAGGTACTTGGGAACAGGTTATTCGTGCGAGTTTGAGCGATAAGAAAGGTCGCTGCATGATGATTGGGACTCCGAAAGGAAGAAACTGGTTTTATGATTTATATAACTTGGGGCAGGATGGTACTGATCCAGATTGGAAGTCCTGGCACTTTACTACGGCAGATAACCCGTTGATTGACCCAGATGAGATTGAGTCGGCAAAGAAGACGCTTTCCACGTTTTCGTTTAAGCAAGAGTACATGGCCTCATTTAGTAATGCTGGCGCGGACGTGTTCAAAGAGGAATGGATTAAGTACGGGGTGGAGCCTGAATACGGGAGTTATTTTGTAGCGATTGACTTAGCGGGGTTTGAGGAAGTTGCCAAGCAAGCGGCTAACGCTAAGAAGCGCCTGGACGAATCTGCCATTTGCGTGGTGAAGGTGACTGATGATGGAAAGTGGTTTGTCAAGGAGATTGAGCACGGGCGTTGGGATATTCGTGAAACGGCGGCTAAGATACTTCTGAAGATGCGGGAGTACCGGCCTTTGAGCGTGGGGATTGAGCGTGGGGCGCTGAAGAATGCGGTTTTGCCGTATTTGTCAGACCTGATGCGTAAGAACAATGTGTACTCGCACATTGTGGATTTGACTCACGGGAACCGTAAGAAAACCGATAGAATCATCTGGTCGTTACAGGGACGCTTTGAGCACGGGCGGGTTATCCTTAATTCGGAAGAAAAGTGGGATGACTTTGTTGACCAGTTACTGATGTTTCCTTCTCAGGGCGTACACGATGACCTTCCCGATGCGCTTTCCTACATGGATCAGTTGGCGGTGACCAGCTACTTTGAGGAGGCCGATGACGAGTGGGAGCCGATGGACATAATTGCGGGGATTTAGATATGGGATTATTTGATCGGTTGATGCAGCCCCAGGCAGCACCAAGGCGTAATCTTATGGACACGCAGATGGTGCGCCGCCCTAGTGATTCTTATCTGCGCCAGGATTACCCGATGGTGTATGGCGCACTTGGCGGTTTGTTTGGTACTGCGCCCGATGAGATGGCTGGCAGCGTACTCGATACCAATACCGCTGCCGTGCGCCGAGGCGCTGAGTACGGGTTTCCTGTTGGCACTGCGCTTGGGATGCTGCCTGCTGCTAGATTGACCAAAGGTTTGCCCGTAGGGATGGGGATTAAGGATGTAAGTAGTGTTTATCCTAAAGCAGAAAATTTATTCTTTGCACGACAAAGGGCATTGAAAGCTGGTCAATCTGCAAATCCAGAAGTAAGAATGCTGCAACAAGGATATGAGCCTGATTGGTATCATGGAACAACTGGTGATATTACAAATTTTAAAACAAATTTATTAGGTGAAGCTACTGGCGCACCAAGCGCAAAAAAAGCATTTTTCTTTGCCCGTGATCCTCAAAATCCACCAGCATCAATGCTAATTAAAACAACAGATCAATCATCTATTGATATGCTTAAACGATTAGGCATACCTGATGAAGAAATAGCCAAGTTAAATACAGTATCAATGCAAGGGCATGGAGCAGAAACCGCATCTGGTTATGCCCAGATTGGAGGCTCTAGAGAATATAGAGATGCAATGCGTAAAGCCAATGCAGCAGAAAAAAATAAGAATTGGGATGAATATGAAAAACAAATGCAAATTGCAGAAGATTCTGAAATAAATAGAATGCGAGAAGCGCAATCTTTAGTTGCTAAATATGGCGATGCTAGAGATGAAATGTTAAGCACAATTCAAAACACTATATATAACAAAAAATTACCACAAGCAGAGGCAGAGGCATTAGATTTAAGAGTAAAGCAATTGATGCCTTATGGTTGGTATAACAGTTATAGCCAACCCCAATTAAGTGCATTAAAAAAAGAAATTGTTAATATTGTTGGAGAAGATGCAGCAACTCCAGTTTTAAAACAGATAGATAATTTCAAGGCAGTTAAAGCAGAAAGAGCATTAGTAGAGCACACTCAAGAAGGTGGCAATGTTATGCCTGTTGCTTTAAGGTATAAAAATCCACTTATTCATGATTTCCAAGGCCAACCATATAGAGATCAATCGTATTCAGATTTGATTGACCAAGCAATAGCAGGCGGTCATGATGCAGTAATCATGAAAAACACATACGATCCAGGTGGTAGTGGAGCAAAACTTATTGATGTTGGGGCAATATTTAGTCCAGACCAAATCCGTTCACGTTTTGCTGCCTTTGATCCTTTGCGTAAGACTGCTGCCATTGCAGCCGCCGCAGGATTAGCCGCACCTGATTTGTTAGCCAATGAGTTAGACTACCCCAGCAACCCCATGTATACAGACCCTTTGGGGTATTCGATAAGGTAAATCATGGACATTTTAAAATCTAGCGAGTTTGACGAGCCTACAGAGAACGACAAAGAGTTAACTGCTTTTGTTGTTGACCACTGTGACCGTTGGCGCGACTACCGCAACACCAATTTTCTGGATAGTTATCTGGAATACGAGCGCATATTTCGGTGCGAGTGGGCTGCGGAGGACAAAACCCGTGATTCCGAGCGTTCGAGGATTGTTACCCCTGCTACGCAGCAGGCCGTTGAGACTCGACACGCTGAAATTATGGAAGCGATCTTTGGTCAGGGTGATTTCTTTGACATAAAGGACGATTTAAAGGACATTGACGGGAATCCTTTGGATGTAGAGGCATTAAAAGCGCAGTTGATGGAGGATTTCAAGCAGGACAAGATCAGAAAATCCATTGACCAGATTGAATTGATGGCAGAAATCTACGGAACTGGCATTGGCGAGATCATTGTTAAGACTGAGAAGATATTTGAGCCTGCGACTAAGCCCATGCCAGGCCAGCCAATGCAAGCGGCTATCGGGGTAGTGGAAAAAGACCGCATTGCGGTCAAGATTGTGCCTGTCAACCCTAAGAATTTCTTGTTTGATCCCAATGGGACAACGATTGATGACTGCATGGGCGTGGCAATTGAGAAGTATGTCTCCATCCACAAGATTGTTGAGGGCATCGAGAAGGGTATCTACCGCAAGGTGAACATTACCACTACTTATGAGGACACTGACCTTGAGCCTACTCAGGAACTGAGCCAGTATCGGGACGAGAAGGTGCTTCTTTTGACGTACTACGGTCTTGTGCCACGAGAATATTTGAAGGCGGTGCAAGAGGAGGAGGTCGAGGACTTATTCCCAGAAGATTCGGTCGCCGATGAGTACAGCAACCTGGTGGAGGCCATTGTTGTCATTGCCAATGATGGGTTATTGCTCAAAGCTGAAGAAAACCCGTACATGATGAAGGACAGGCCCATCATCAGCTACCAGGACGATACTGTACCTAACCGTTTGCTGGGCAGGGGTACGGTGGAGAAATCCTACAATATGCAAAAGGCGATTGACGCACAGGTGCGTAGCCATTTGGATTCATTGGCGCTGACTACCAGCCCCATGATGGGGATGGATGCAACCAGGTTGCCTCGCGGCGCTAAGTTTGAAGTGAAGCCTGGTAAGGCGTTCATGGTCAACGGCAACCCTGCCGAGATTTTGTACCCGTTCAAGTTTGGCGAGACAAGCCTAAACAACATCAACACGGCAAAAGAGTTTGAACGGATGCTGCTGCAGGCCACGGGTACGCTGGACAGCCAGGGCATGGTCAGCAATGGCAACCGCGATGGTGCTGGGATGTCGATGGCGGTGGCTACCATCATCAAGAAGTACAAGCGGACGCTGGTGAACTTCCAAGAGGATTTTCTGATTCCGTTCATTCAAAAGGCGGCGTTTCGCTATATGCAGTTTGATCCAGAGCGTTATCCGAGCGTGGATATGCGCTTCATTCCTACGGCTACGCTGGGCATCATTGCCCGTGAGTACGAGCAGCAGCAGTTTATCGGTTTGCTTCAGACCTTGGGGCCGAATACGCCTGTGCTGCCGCTGATTCTTAAAGGCATCTTGAACAATTCGAGCCTGACTAACCGTTATGAGTTGATGGCGGCACTCGATCAGATGAACCAGCCCAACCCAGAGGCCAAGCAGATGCAGGACGCGCAGCAGCAATTGGCTTTGCAAGCAGCTCAAGCGCAGATTGCTGTTAACACTACGCAGGCCGAGCAGAATCGGGCAGAGGCTGCCAAGTTGATGACGGAAACCCAGTTGATGCCGCAGGAGATGCAGGCCAAGATCATTGCATCAAGCACCAAGAATCTACCGGCTGGCAATGAGTCTAGCGAGTTTGATAAGCGGGTGAAGATTGCTGAGTTGATGCTCAAAGAGGCCGACATCAAGAACAAATCCAAGATTGTTGAACTACAAATGGCAGAGAAGAACAATAAGGTTGCTGGTATGGAACAAGATTTCCTAGACCAGTTGACCAAGGAGTTGAGTAATGGACGTTGAAAGCCTCGCCAAGCAACTGATACTTCAGAATATGACTCCAGAGCAGCAAACCGCTGTTTTGGACGGTATTAAGGCATCATTAGCGCAGGCCAAAGAAGTCCAAAAGCGCAAGATTGGCGAGAATGTTGGCGTTGTTGTACAGGCACTCAAAAAGATTGAGTCTGACATCCGTGAGCGTTATGACGAGTTAGGTAACGTCATTGAGAAGCGGGTTGCGTCTATCAAGGATGGCAAGGACGGAAAGAACGGGCAGGACGGGCGCAATGGTAAGGACGGTAAGCCTGGTCGTGATGGTGCAGCCGGTGCTAAAGGTCAGAGTGGTAAGGATGGCTTTAACGGGCTTGATGGTACTGATGGCGTTAGCGTGGTTGACGCGCACATTGACTTTGATGGCAGCCTAATAATTGGGCTATCGTCTGGTCGAGTCATCAATGTGGGCGAGGTTGTAGCACCTGACCTGGCTGAAAAGATTAAGGTTATCACCAACGGTGGCGGCACTAGCCAGACCGTACTGGATACCTTGGCAAGTTTGCAAGCGCAGATTACTGCACTTATTCCTAGCCAGACAGGAAATTCTGGTAAGTTTTTGACTACTAACGGATCGGCCTTATCTTGGGCCTCAATAATTAGCGGCCTGAGTTATCAGGGAACATGGAATGCAAGCACTAATACTCCGACTCTAGCCTCTAGTGTTGGTACAAGCGGGTATTACTATATTGTTGCTACGGCTGGATCAACCAACTTGAATGGAGTTACCGATTGGCAGATAGGTGATTGGTTGATGTTCAATGGTACGGTATGGCAAAAGATTGACCAAACCAATTTGGTTACATCTGTAGCTGGTAGAACTGGTGCTATTACGCTGACAACTGCTGATGTCAGTGGATTGAACACCATGTCCGTTCAAGCTGCTAACAATGTATCAATTACTGGCGGTTCAATTACAGGCATTACGGACTTGGCGGTTGCTGATGGTGGAACTGGTGCTTCCACGGCGGCTAATGCCAGGACTAATTTGGGATTGGTAATTGGAACCAATGTGCTTGCGCCAAATGGCAGCGCGGCATCCCTTACGTCATTCCCGACATTTAATCAGAATACTACTGGAACCGCTGCAAATGTAACTGGAACAGTTGCGGTTGCCAATGGTGGTACAGGACTAACGGCAGGTACATCAGGCGGCGTTCCCTATTATTCTGCCACTGGAACAATTGCAAGTTCTGCGGCATTGGCGGCTAATGCAATTGTTTTAGGTGGCGGCGCTGGCGCTACCCCTGCTACTACAACTACAGGCACAGGAGTTGTTACTGCGCTGGGTATAAACGTAGGTTCTGCGGGTGCAGTTGTAGTTAACGGCGGGGCATTGGGAACACCTAGTAGCGGGACTGCCACCAACTTGACGGGGCTGCCACTTTCCACGGGCGTTACCGGCACGCTACCAGTTGCCAATGGTGGTACTGGATTAACTACAACTCCTGCTAATGGTGCTTTGGATATTGGTAACGGAACTGGTTTTACTCGCACTACATTGACTGCCGGTAGTGGTATCAGCGTCACTAACGCATCTGGTTCAATTACGATTGCATCAACTTCGTCTGGTGGGAGCGTTACTTCAGTTGGTCTTTCACTTCCTTCAATCATGTCGGTTTCTGGTTCTCCTGTAACCACTAGCGGAACACTTACGGGAACTCTGACAACTCAGGCCATAAATGCTATTTTTGCCGGCCCTTCTAGCGGTACGGCTGCAGCACCTACCTTTAGGTCGTTGACCACTGCCGATATCCCTGCGTTGTCTTATGTCAGTTCTGTGGCTTTGGCATTGCCTTCGATAATGTCTGTTTCGGGTTCTCCCGTCACTAGCAGCGGAACATTGACTGCAGCATTAATTACGCAATCAGCAAACGCAATCTTTGCAGGCCCAAGTTCTGGGGCTGGGTCTGCACCTACCTTTAGAGCATTGACAACCGCAGATATCCCTGCGTTGGCTTATGGTACGGGTTCAGTAACTTCGGTTGCTTTGTCATTACCATCAATTATTACTGTTTCTGGTTCGCCGGTAACCACCAGCGGAACATTGACAGGTGCATTGACCACACAGGCCGCAAACGCTATTTTTGCTGGCCCGTCTAATGGTGCTGGGTCTGCACCTACCTTTAGGTCGTTGACTACTGCTGATATTCCTTCACTGTCTTACGTCACCTCGGTTGCTGCCTCAGTTCCAGCCTTCTTATCTCTTTCTGGTTCACCAATTACCAGTAGTGGTACTTTGGCAATCTCTTATTCTGGTACGGCCTTGCCAATTGCCAATGGAGGTACAGGACAGACTACTGCTGCTGCGGCATTCAACGCTTTATCGCCAGTTACCACTACGGGTGATCTGATACTTGGAAATGGTACTAATAGCGCAACCAGGTTAGCAATTGGAACTAATGCCTATGTACTTACATCCAACGGGACTACGGCATCATGGGCAGCACCTATTACTAATTCCAAGATTCAACCAATTACAGCCTCGGTTGCTTCTAATGCTTTAACGGTAACACTTAATCCTACAACTTTGGACTTTCGTGCTACTCCGCTTACTAGCGGTACTGTTAACACACGGACAGTTTCTGCTGCAATCTCGGTGGTTGTATCCAGCGGTTCTACCTTGGGTACAGTGTCCGCACAGCAATCGCGCATTGTTGTTCTAGCCATTGATAACGCCGGTACGATTGAATTGGCAGTGGTCAACATCTCTGGAGGGACTAACATTGACGAAACAACCCTGATTAGCACCACCGCTGAAGGCGGGGCTGGTGCTGCTGATAGCGCAAACGTTATCTATTCCACCACAGCCCGTACATCATTACCGTTTCGTGTTGTTGGCTACGTTGAATCCACTCAGGCTACTGCCGGTACTTGGGCTACTGCTCCATCAACTATCCAAGGCTACGGTGGTCAGGCTCTGGCTGCAATGAGTTCTTTGGGGTACTCTCAAACTTGGCAATCATTTACATCAGGAACAAGACCAGTTAGTACTACCTTTTATAACACTACTGGAAGACCCATATCAGTACAAGCATCTGTTACTAGCAATACAGCAGGTGATTATCCAGTTATAACTATTAATGGAATTATTCAATACTGGTCATTGATGGGAGCCGCAGGAACTGTTGGTGCTGTAGGTGGAATAGTGCCGCCTAATGGCAGTTATTCTGTTGCTACTAATACTGGTGTAGCTACATTCCATAATTGGCGCGAACTTCGTTAAGGTTAATCATGCATTACAAAGCCCCAGACAACTCCCTGCATTTTCTTGACTCAACTGAGTATGAGTATTTACTCCCCGCTGGCTCTGTTGCCATCACGGACGAGGAAGCTGAAGCACTACGCCCACAGCCAGCAGAATTGACCTATGCACAGAAACGTGCTGCTGAGTACCCACCGTACACCGACTACCTTGACGGGGTGGTGAAGGGCGATCAGGCTCAGATTGACAAGTACATAAGTGACTGTCAAGCAGTGAAAGCCAAATATCCAAAGGTTTAGACCATGAACTCCCCCGAAATTGATCCCGTGAAATATGGAGTCCTCTGGCAGAAGGTGCAGGACTACGAGCGCCGGTTTGACGAGATGAGCGCCAAGATTGACAAGCTGGAAACCAACATTGACAAGCTGGTTGAGATGGCAAATCAATCCAAAGGAGGCTTCTGGATGGGCATGATTGCCGTGTCTGCCTTTGGTAGCATTATCGGATACATAAGCCACTGGCTGGGTAAAAGTTGAAATGGGTAATTGCTGTTGTTTTGATTGCTGTACCCGCAAAGTTTGTTTGCGTCAGGTGGGCATGGACGGGGGATGTATTTGAGCGTAGGGTTTATTGTCTGGAGTGGAAAAAGGTTGAAAAATGATAGACCCCATTACAGCCTTTGCCGCTGCCCAGGCCGCTATCAAGGGGGTTAAGGCAGCCATAGCTTTAGGTAAGGACATCCAGGCCGTATCGGGCGATCTGATGAAGTTCTTTGAGGCCAAGGATGCTGTCCAGAAAGAGGCAGCAAAGCCTAAAAGTAGTTTTGCCAAATCGGATACAGCGCAGGCGTTTGAGATTGTGATGCAGGCCAAGCAACTTGCAGATGCAGAACGGGAATTGAATAATTATTTTGTTATGTCGGGTAATGCTGACCTTTGGCAGCAGTTATTGGTAGAACGTAATAATATTATCCAAAAACGTAAAGTTGAGGAAATATTAGCTAAGAAACACGCTGAGAAACATAAGGAAGAAGTTGAGGATTTATTAACGTGGCTTATGGCTGGAGCGTTAGTAATACTTTTATTAGGTTTAATTTTTTGGTGGTTAACTATGTTAGTGAGTAAATAATATGGCTCCTGAGTTGCAAAGATACTATGAGGATAGGTTTGATCTGTTCTC